ATTATTAATTGAACTGGCTTGGAAGCTCCATTAAGTAAAATCGTCACACCAGACGAAACGATTTCTAAATCAACTGTAAAAGGTTGATTTTTTCTATTTATCACATGTATATTCTGCAAGTTTATATGCATCTTTTTTATCCGTCTTTGCTTTTCTTAATCCTCTGTCTAAATATTTCTTAATTTCTAGTGCATTTTTTGCAGTAACAAAATACTCTTTATCTAATAAATAACCTAAAACTGGCAAATGATATGTTCCTGTTTCTTCCATTACTATTTTTAGATCTTCCTTTGGAAGTTTTTTCAATTTTTCTTCTAGTAATGCTAAACCTTCGATATCATGTATAACTTCAAATGGTTCTTCTATTATTTCTCCTTCTTTTTTATTGTCTTCCATTTTATTCCCCTTTTATTTTTCATTTCTAAATGTATTTATTCTAAATAATTTGAGTATTTCTACTATTACTAATGGAGAAAATGTTAAAACTATTACCTCAAATATGTTTTCCTTTGGTAATACTGTTATACTGAAAATATCTCTTAGGGCTGGTATTAATAATATAGCTAAAACTAATATAGCTGATATGGCTATTGCTAGAATTAATTTTATATTATTAAATATATTTTTGATAAATTAATTGAGAGAAACAGTCCAAGTAAAGAATATATGAGAAGTCTAAGAAAACATAGTTTTAGAATATCCCCCCAATAATTTTTAAATGAAAACTAAAAATTTTTTTACACGTACTGCCTACCTTTGCTTGAAAAAAATTCCCACATCAGACTTTGACGAAAGGAGGAACACTATGCCAACGCCATCAAAACCTTTTAGAGTTCTTGAAACAGAAAATAAATCACATAGAACAAAAGCTGAAATGAAGATGCGCCAAGAAGGAGAAGAAGCTTTAAGTTCTAAAATAAAAATGAAAGAACGAAAGGAAGTAAAGAAAAATAAGATAGCACATAAAGAATACAAAAAGATAGAAAAATTACTTGAAAACATAGACAAAAATGATGCTTTATATGAGAATGTCATAAATAGATATGCATTGTTAATTGCAGAATGTTCTGAATTTGAAGAAAAGAGAGAACGATTCTATAACGATATGGATAAATTAGATGAACGATTTGTTGAAGACGAAGACTTTACAATAAAAGAATATACACAACTGTTATGCAGCATGCAAAAAAATATTGTTGATTTAGATAAACAAATACAAGCAAAAAGAAAAATGATGTTAGATATTGAAAAAGAAAACATAATGACAATTGCATCTGCGTTAAGGAGTATTCCTAAAAAAGTAGAAGAAAAAGATAATCCGTTACTTAAAGTATTAAGAGGTGAGGCATAATGTTATTAGAAAAAGCAAAACAATATGCAGAAGACTGTATTTCGGGAAAAGAGACAACCACATTCGAAGTACAAACGCAATGCAAATGGTTTTTGGAAGACTTAGAAAAGCAAAACAATGAATATTATCCATACTATTTTGATACTAAAAAAATAGAAATAATAGAAGGAATATTAAAATTATTAAATTTTGCAACAGGACTAAATATTGTAGGAAAAAGTATATATGATGGTTTGGAAAATTTCCAAGCTTTTTTTATTGCCAATATTTTTGGTTGGAGATACAAAAGTGATTCCAAGAAGTTTAGATATAGAGAAGTTGACTTATTTATACCAAGAAAAAATACTAAGACCTTTTTAGCAGCACTTATAATAATAATTCTAATGTTAACAGAAGATGAATATTCAGAGTTTTATTCAATATGCCTTGATAGAGATCTAGCTGGAGAAGTAAAAAAGGCAATATCGCAGATATTGAATGCAAGTCCTTCTGTTTTGGAATATTTTAATATTCCTAAAACTCTAAGTGGCAGAATGGAATGCACTTTAACTCACTCATTTTATCAGCCTAGAACATCAGAGGCTAACAGAAACAATTCGATAAAGCCAAGCGCATTTATTGCAGATGAATATGGTGCAATGAAAGATAATGCAAATGTTGAAGCTATGCGTTCAGGACAATTAAGTGTAAGAAATCCACTGATGTTTAAATTAACAACTGCTTATGCAGAAGATAAATCCATAATGTTAGACGAGCTAGCATACTTAAAGAAAATATATCAAGAAACAGAGAAAGACGATAGACTATTTGCACTTGTATATTATGCCACAGAGGAACATTTGTGGGATGATATAGGAATTATGATGGCAAATCCTTTAAGAATTGAGGAAAATTATGAAGAAATAAAAAGAGCAAGGCAAAAAGCATTAGCAAAACCAAGCGAAAGAATTGAATTTTTAACCAAAAATATGAATTACTTCATGCCATCTAATAGTGGTGAAGAATTTATTAATATAGATAAATTAAGAAAATGTAAAAATGCTAGAGGAATATTTGATTGGAAAGGTAAAGATGTATACTTAGGCATTGATTTAGCTATGACAACCGATAACACATCAGTTTCTATGGTAACTATGGAAGATGAAACAATTTATGCAAAATCATGGGCATTTATTCCACGAGACAGAATCGAGGAAAAAAATAGACGAGAAAGAACAGATTACAGAAGATTCATAGAAGAAGGGAGCTGTTTTGCATGTGGCGATGAAATAATTTCTTATAGTTTTGTAGAAAAATTCATAATGGATATTGAAGAAAAATTTGGAGTTCATGTAGTACAAATAGGATATGACAGATATAACTGTATATCTACTGCTAATAAGTTAGATAATGCAGGATATGAAACAGTAGAGGTAAAACAACACTCAAGTGTATTGCACCAACCAACAAAACTGCTGCAAGAAAGCATATTACAAAGAAAATTCAGTTATGATGGAGATAAGCTATACGAAATTAACTTTCAGAATGCTAAATGCGTTGAAGATACAAATTTAAATAAATATGTTAGTAAGAAAAAATCAAGTGGAAAAGTCGATATGGTTGTTAGTACAATAATAGCAATATATTTACTACAACAAAATATGTATGAAGAAGGTTTTGTGGTACAAAGCTTTTAAATAAAAGGTGGTGATAAGAATGGGAATATTTACAAAGAAAGTAAAGAATAAAACAGAAGAATCAAAAATGTCTGAAGAACAAATTGACGATGTATTACTAAAAGCATTATTAAAAGGAGAAGAAATAACAAGAGAACAAGCCTTAACAATTCCATCAATATCTAGCGCAGTAGGGCTAATATGTGACAGTTTCGCAATGATACCTTTTAAATTATATGAAAAATCTACAAAAGATGGAAAAAAACAAACAAAAGAGATTGAAGATTTTAGAGTTAATATTATAAACAAAGATACTGGAGATACATTAGATGGGTTTCAATTTAAAAAAGCAATTTGTGAAGACTATTTATTAGGAAAAGGTGGATATGCTTATATAAATAAAAAAAGCAATAACTTTATAGGATTAAATTATACAGATCCAGAAAGAATAACTATTTTAAAAAATACAAATACGATTTTTAAAAGTTTTGAAATTCAAATAGATGGAAAAAATTACAAACCATATCAATTTATTAAAGTTTTGAGAAATTCAAAAGATGGTGCATCAGGAACAGGATATATAACAGAAATAAATAAGACACTTCAAACTGCATATAAACGAATATTATACGAACTAGAACTTATGAAAGCGAATGGAACTAAAAAAGGTTTTTTGAAATCGCAGAAAAGACTAGACAAAGCAGGAATAGATGCTTTAAAAAAATCGTGGAATGAATACGTTAATGGAAATTCAAGTTGTGTAATTTTGAATGAAGGTATGGAGTTCCAAGAAGCATCAAATACATCAGTTGAAAATCAATTGAACGAAAAATCCAAAACATTTAGTGAAGAAGTAAAAGAAATATTCCATATCGGAAAAAATAATGAAGATTTTATACGATATGCAGTAATGCCAATAGCTACTGCATTTACTACAGCATTAAATAGAGACTTTTTACTTGAAAAAGAAAAAGAGTCTTTTTATTTTTCACCTGATTTTACAGAACTTGCTAAAACCTCAATAAAAGAACGATATGAAGCGTATCATTTAGCGATTGGAGATGGTTGGTTAACACGAAATGAAATCAGATATAAAGAAAACTTGGATGCATTAGATGGTTTAGATATGATTAATCTAGGCTTAGGAGACGTATTACTAAATCCACTAACTAATGAAATATTTATACCTAACACAAATAAAACTTACAAGATAGGGGAAAAGTCTAATACATCAAATTTAAATAAGGAAGGAGGTGCAGAAGATGAATAGATTTTACGAAATAAAAAATTTTGTACCTAATAATAGTGCTGATTTATATATTTATGGAGAAATTGTCACGGATAACACAAATTGGTGGACAGGAGAAAAAGATGAAAGTCTAATTGGACTAAAAGATTTTAAAAATGAGCTTGATAATTTAGGAGAAATTTCAGATTTGAATATTTATCTTAATACACCAGGTGGAGAAGTATTTGTTGCTTCTACTATGTGTTCAATGTTACAGAGGCTTAAAGATAATGGCACAAAAATACACACATTTGTAGATGGATTATGTGCTAGTGCTGGTACATTTTTATTGATGATGGGCGATGATATAAATATGTATCAAAATTCTATGATAATGATACATAAACCAGTTGCTAGTTGCTATGGCAACGCTTTAGAACTACAAAAATACATTGATTTACTTAATACAATTGAAAGTTCAACAATGCTACCAATATATATGAAAAAATCACTTAAATCAGAAGAAGAAATACAAGAAAAGATAGACGCTGAAAGTTGGATGGGAGTTACAGAAGCAAGTATGTATTTTGATATAAATATATTAGAAGATACTAATAAAGCAGTGGCATGTGTAGACAAAAATATATTTAAAAATTATAAGCACGTTCCAAGCAACCTAAAAAGTCTATTAAATAAAATTACAGAAAAACATGATAAGGTTGATTATTCAATGTATGAAGAAAGACTTAATAAAATTTAGTTATCGGTATTACAACCTAAAAAAGGTTGTTTTTATTTTATAAAAAGAAAGGAAAGAGGAAAAATGACAATAAAAGCATTAATGGAAAGAAAAGAAGATTTAAAAGCAAAAATGAAAGGAATTGTTGATACTGCAAAAGCAGAGAATAGAGAGTTAACAGCTGAAGAAATTAAGGACTTTGATGAAACAGAAAAATCTATAAAAGACATTGAAGCAACAATAGAAAGAATGGAAAAAGCTGAAAATTTAGAGGTTAAGACTCCAAAAATAGAAGACAAAAAAGAACTAACACAAGAAGAAAAGGATGTAAAAGCATTTGCTAATTTTATTCGAAACAAAATAAATGGAATAACAAATGAAGGAGATACAGGTTTAGGAAAAGGTAATAATGGCTCAATAATACCAAAAACAATAGCACAAAAAATAATTGATAAAGTAAATGAAATATCTCCACTTTATGCTAGTGCAACAAAATATGATGGTAAAGGAACTATAGCAGTACCCAAATATGATGATACCACAGATGATGTAACAGTAGGTTATGCAGATGAATTTGATGAGTTAGTTTCTCATGCTGGTAAATTTGCAACAGTTGATTTAGCAGGTTTCTTAATTGGTGCATTAACTAAAATATCTAAATCATTACTAAATAACAGTGATTTTAAATTAACAGAATATGTAATTAACAAGATGGCTCAAAAGTTCAAACTATTCTATGAAGGCGAAATGCTAAATGGAACAACTAATAAAATTAATGGTATTGTAGGTTCTTATGACTCAATTAATATGAAAGTAGTTTTAGGAGCTAAATCAAGTATAACTGCTGATGAATTAATTGATATTCAAGAGACAGTCCCAGATGCATTCCAAGTTGGAGCTTATTGGATAATGAATAGAGCTACAAGAAAAGCTATAAGAAAATTAAAAGATGCAGATGGAAACTATATACTAAACAGAGCATTTAATGAGAAATGGGATTATGAATTACTTGGAAAACCAGTTTACTGTTCAGAGAAGGCTGAGAAATTAGGAACAGCATCAAAAGCTGTTATATTCTATGGAGATTTCTCAGGACTAGCTGTAAAAGAAACAGAAAGCATGGAAATTCAATTATTGTTAGAAAAATTTGCTACACAACATGCAATTGGTGTATGTGGCTATAGCGAATTAGATGCTAAAGTAGAGAACACACAAAAAATAGCAGTTGCAGTAACAGGAGCAACAGATCCAGCAAAGGCATAATTTCCTCAAAGGGGGATTTAAAATGAAAGAAATAATAAAAGTAAGTGAAATTACTGAAGAAGAATTAGCTAGCTATTTGAGAATATCAGAAGTTAGTGAACAGGAAAAAAAAGAACTCAAAACATACTTAAATATTGCTAAAAACTATATTTCTAATTATACAGGAATAGCTGAGAAATCCGAAAATGAGAAAGATGAAACATTGGACTCATATTCGGATTTTATCATTGTAGTTTATATTTTATGTCAAGATATGTACGATAATAGAAGTATGTATATTGATAATAAAAGTATAAACAATACAGTGAAAACTATTCTAGATATGCATACAAGGAACAATCTATGATAAATCCAGGAAAATATAACAAAGAAATATCCATATTTAAAGTAATAGAAACAGAGGACAATGATGGATTTGATGAAGGAGAAGAAGTCATTGTCCTTAAAGCTTTTGCAAATGTAAAAACTACAAAAGGATTTACATTAATCACAAGCGGAACAGATTTTGAAAAGGCTTTTACTAATTTTACTATACGATATCCAAAAACAGAAATAACAAGAGATATGCAAATTAAATATAACTCTAAAATTTATACAATAGAATATCTTAATAATGTTAACGAGGAAAATGTAGAATTAGAAATTCAAGCGAAAGAAGTAACTAAATAATGGCGAAATTTAATGTGGAACTTCCCAATGATTTATTGAAAGAACTTAAAAATTTAGAGATTAACACTGAAAAAATGATGGGAGAAATGACAAAGACAGGTGCAGAAATAGTATATAGAAAAGTACTAAAAAATGCACCTAAAAGTTTTCAAGGTTCAAATATAATGAAATGCCTGAAAATAACTAAAATATATAAGACAAAAAGCGATGACGGTATAAATACCAAGGTCGCTTTTTACGGTTATTTTAAGAATAAAAGAGGAATAAAAGAACCAGCACCACTTATAGCAAATGTCTTTGAACATGGAACATCAACAGTAAAAAAACAACCATTTATGCGTAAATCATTTAATAAATCAGAAATAGAAGTTGAAATGAAAAAAATTCAAGAAAAATATTTACCGAAGGAGTAAAAAATGAAAAAAAATGAAAATTCTGCAAAGTATAATGAAAATTCACAATATTATGAAGTAGAGTTAAAAGCTCCAGAAGTGAAAGGAAACTTCGCAACAAAAGTAACAGTAACAGACCTATTCGAGAATAAGTTGGAGGAATTTATAAATATTCCTGTATTAGAAATTGATCCTAATACAGAAATTAAAAGAATATTATCTGAATTAAATATTCCAATAGCACATTTAAAATATAAGGGAAATAAAAAAACATATATAATATGGACTATTATCGATGAACAGCCAATTTTTTCAAGTGATGATGAAATCAACTTTAGTGAGATTACGATAGATATAGATATTTATAGTGAAAGTAACTATTTAAGTATAATGAGTTCTGTAAAAAAAATAATGAAAGAAAATGAATGGATTTGGGATGGAGATAGTGAAGAATCATTTGAAGAAGATACAAAACTATATCACAGAACATGTACATTCTTGAAAGAAAGGAAGATTTGACATGGCTAATATTGGTTTAAGAAATGCAAGATATAATTTAATAGATTCAGAAACTAAAAAGTATAAAGCATTAACTGAATCAAAAGTACCTGTATTAGGTAAGCTTATTGATGCTAAATTAGGCGAAAATAGAGGAGAAGCATCTTTGTTTGCAGATGATACACTAGCAGAGTATGCAAACACTTTTACAGGAGCAACATTATCATTAACAATTGATGATGTAGATGATGAAACTTATGCAAGAATAAAGGGCTGCGAATATAAAGAAGGAGAAATAACAGAAAATCAAGAAGACTCTGCACCAGAAATAGGATATGGACATATTATTACTAAAATGATAAACGGTGTCAAAAAATATAAAGTTGAGTTTTTAGCAAGAATAAGGATAACAAGTGTAACAGCAGATGCAAAAACAAAGGGAGAGTCAATAGAATTTAATACTGTAGCTATTGAAGCAAAAGTTATGCCTTTAATAGAACCGATAAATGGACTAAAAGAAGGAGATTGGAAAAAAGTTAAGACATTTAACACTTTAGCAGAAGCGAATACATATTTAGATGAATTACTAACACCAAGTAAATAATTTGGGAGGGAATATGCAAGAGAAAATAAAACATATAAAAGTAAATGATATAGAATATCCATTAGTTTTTAATTTAAACGTTATGGAAAAAATACAAGATGAGTATGGAACTGTCGAAAACTGGGGAGAGTTAACAGATGGCAAAATCAAAGAAGATGGAACAAGACAAGAGATAAATTTAAAGGCAATTAAATTTGGAATTACAGAAATGATTAATGAAGGAATAGATATAGAAAACGAAAATCAGGGCAATAAAAGAGCATTTTTAACAAGTAAGCAAGTTGGAAGAATAATTACAGAATTAGGACTAGAGAAAATTAGCAATAATATTCATGAAACTGTAATTGAATCTACTAAAAATGATAATGAAGAAAAAAACGTGTAATCCACGAGGACGATAATTTAAAAATCGATTTCTCGTGGATTCTTTTTATAGGTCATTGTTTATTGAAATTTTCAGAAAAAGAAGTAGGTAGAATGACTTTAAGAAAATTGTTGAATTTGTATGAACATTATAAAAATAATTATGATTTTACATTATCTAAGATGAGTTATCAAGAAATGACAGAGAAGATTAATCATAAAGGCGAAATGTTTTCAGATTAGCAGGAAGGAAAAATAATGGAAAAAATTAAATGCCCTCAATGTGGAATGACTTTGATTTTTGCAGAACACATTGAAGCAGAATTAAAATGTAATAGATGTAAACGAATTATACGAATACAAAAAGAAAAGAGTGAGGAACACGCATATACAAAAGTAGTGAAGTAGTTACCCAAAACCTTTCTTTACTTTATGTAAAGAAGGTGAAATAAATGGCGGCAAGTTTTGGAGGAACAGTAAAACTAACTGGCGAAAGTGAATATAGAAAAGCACTTAAGGATATAACATCAAGCTTAAAGCTTGTTTCAAGTGAATTAAAATTAACAAACACACAATTTGCAAATGGCGACAATACTTTAAAACAAACTAAAGCATCATACAGTAGCATGAAAAACACTTTAGAAGAGCAAAAAGCAAAAGTATCAGATTTAAGAAAAGCTTTGCAAGAAGCAGAAGCACAATATGGAGCAAATAACGAGAAAGTTAAAATGTTTAAAACACAACTAAACAATGCAGAAAATCAATTATCACAAATGGAGAATGCTACAGAAAAAAGCAACAAAGAACTAAAAGAAATGAAGAATGGATTTGATGAAGCCGGTAGTGGTGCACTAAAATTTGGAGATATATTAAAAGCAAATGTTATTGGTGATGTTATTACTAGCGGACTAAGAGCAGTTGGAACAGCTATAAAGTCAGTTGGCTCTGCTTTTATAAATGTAGGTAAACAAGCAATAGAAAGTTACGCAGACTACGAACAGCTTGTTGGTGGCGTTGAAACACTATTTAAAGATAGTGCAAACATTGTAGAAGATTATGCTAATAATGCATATCAAACAGCAGGCTTATCAGCAAATGAGTACATGGAAACAGTAACATCATTTTCAGCGAGTTTATTACAGAGCTTAAATAATGATACAGCAAAGTCAGCAGAAGTTGCAGATATGGCAATAACAGACATGTCGGATAACGCCAATAAAATGGGTACTGATATGTCTATGATACAAAGTGCTTATCAAGGCTTTGCGAAACAGAACTATACCATGTTGGACAATCTAAAACTTCGGATATGGTGGAACAAAAGAAGAAATGCAACGTCTACTAAAAGATGCACAAGAGCTTACTGGAGTGAAGTATGATATTGACAACCTAAATGATGTGTATCAAGCCATACATGTTATACAAGGAGAATTAGGTATCACAGGAACAACTGCTAAAGAAGCTAATAGCACAATATCAGGTTCACTTTCTTCTATGAAGTCAGCATGGAAGAATTTACTAACAGGAGTTGCAGCAGACAATGTTGATTTCAGTAAATTAGTAAATAATTTTGTGGGAAGTTTGATTACTGTTACTAAGAATTTATTTCCACGAATTGAAATAGCTTTACAGGGAATGGTATTATTAATTACTAACTTTGTGGATACTTTATTACCACAAATTGTACCACTTGTATTAGATCTAATTAACAATTTAAAAGATGTTATAATAGACCAACTTCCAAACCTAATAGATGTAGGAATGGAACTTATTAATGGTTTAATTACGGGAATAGCAACATCAATACCAGAAATTTTACGAACTGGAATAGACATACTTCTTCAATTGATAAATGGAATTTCTCAGACATTACCTCAATTAATTCCAGTTGCAATTAATTCGATAATATTAATTGCAGAAACATTATTAGATAATATTGATACAATAATTGATGCTGGAATTAATTTAATTATGGGATTAGCTGATGGTTTGATAGAAGCGCTACCACAATTAATTGAGAAGGTACCTATTATCATAGAAAAATTAATTTCAGCTTTTGTAAATAATTATCCTAAAATAATACAAGCTGGGTTCAATTTAATTGTGAAAATAGCTGAAGGATTAATAAAAGCAGTACCTCAATTAATTAGTAAAATACCTCAAATAATCACTTCTATGGTTAGTGGTTTTGGACAATATATGAGTAATATGTTTGAAGTTGGAAAAAACATAGTTGAAGGAATTTGGTCAGGGATAAGTAAAGCAAAAGATTGGCTTTTAGGAAAAGTAAAAGAATGGTGTGGAAGTATACTAAATGGAATTAAATCATTTTTTGGCATACATTCGCCATCAACAATATTTAGAGATGAAGTTGGTAAATTTATGGCTCAAGGTGTTGGAGTAGGTTTCGAAAATGAAATGGGAGATGTAACAAGACAAATGCAAAACGCAATTCCTACAGAGTTCGATGTAAATTCTACAATAACATCAAGCTCTAATAGAGCAGATACACTAAAAGAGTCACTAATTGAAGCTTTTCAACAATTTAAACCAAGAATAATATTAAATGAAAAAGATATAGGAGAATTTGCATTTGAATATGGGAATACAAAATACGGAAACTACTATGAATAAGGAGTAAATGATGAAAGTTAGAAGATTTTATCTCGAAAATGAAAAAGGTCAAAGTATAGATATGAACAGCCTAAAAGAAGGTTGTTTTTTTTCTTCTCCAACAGGATTAGGATATGCTTATAAAAGTGAATTTGAACAACTAGGAAATACATTTGTAGAAAATGATAAACAACTAAGTCAAAAAGAAATATCAGGAACAATACATTTTTCAAGCTATGATAAATTTAAACAGTTTGTGGATTTTGTTGAATCATCAGAGAAATTAAAAATAAAATATGTAGTTCCATATTTATCAGGCGAAAAGGAATACTACAAAGATATATCAATAAAAGACTTTCAGAAAAAAGAAATACACATAAAAATGTTATCGTGTCCAATTACTTTTTATTGTTTAAGTTTATGGTATGAGCAAACAACAGCAATATACACAATAGAACCATCAGAAAATGAAATAAGATGGGACTTCAGATGGGATAGTAAATTTACAGATTATAATACAAGAACTTTAACTTATATAAACAAAGGTCACACAGAGGCTTCTATTTTAGTTGAAATGGCAGGAAAAGTTGTTAGTCCATATATTGAGATGTATGTTGAAGGAGAACTGTATCAATCAGTTACATTTAATACAACAATTGAAGAATATGAGAAACTGTTATATGGAACTAAAGAAAATGAGTTTTATATATATAAGCAACACACTGATGGAACTTTAGAGAGTTTATTTAACCTAGATGTAATTGATTTTTCAAATGATAACATTATAAGACTTCCACAAAACAAATCTTGTGAAATTAAACTAAGAGCGCAGAATGAAGTATTAAATGCACAACTTACAATCTTAACTTATTATAAAGCCGTTTAGGAGGGGTATATAATGAAAATAGTAACTGTAAACTTCGATGGAAATGATTATATTGGAATTTATAACAAACAGAGTGGTTTTTACGAAATAGAATTAGAAGCCCCATCAACTGGTGGAATATATCCAGCTCAAATAGAATGCATGGATTTTTTAGAGCAGAAATGTGAAGAAACAAAAGCAATACAAGTTTTTGCAAAAGAAAAGATAGAACTAGAATTAAATAAAGTATTCATGTGGATATTTGATTATAGAGATTTTTCGGTAAAAGATATTGTAGAAACATCAGATTATGAAATAAATATTGATGAAGAAACAAATGCAAATTCAATAATAAATATACTGAAGAAGACTATTGCAAAAGCAAGAGATATTATCGCTGTTAAAAAGAATAACAAAGTTATATATTGGGGAAAAATTGAAAATATCTCTAATGAAGATGGTAAATTACCATACAAATATACAATTAAATATATAACTAATCTATATGATCAAAAAATTAAATTAAACAATGAAAACTTAATAAGAGAAGTTGGAATAGAAGATTTTATTTCAAGAGAAATAAAAGACAATTTTGTATTTAATGAAGATGCGTTTTTGAATATAAAATATTTAAAAATTATAGTAAAAACACATACAACAAAACAAATATCAGTAAGTGGAGTAGAAAATAATATTTACAATTTACATACATACATGACTAATTGTACACAAAAATATGACATTGTCTATGATTTCTCTATTGAAAACAATCAACTTGTAATGACGATAGAAAACAAAAGTTATAAAAAAGAACTTATAGATACACAAGCACAAGCTATATCGAATTATACAGAAGTGTTCGAAACAAATGTAGTTAGCAAAGTTACTGTACTATATGACAAAAAGAACAAAGTTGAGGAAAATGGGGAATATAAGCTGTATTTGTTAAACAATAAAACAACAACCACAAATCAAAATGATGTAAATAGAGCAGACGGAAAAGTAGAAACTATATATACAGAAAATTATGAAGATGCACATCAAAAAGCTTTAGACGTAATAAAATCTAATTCTTATAATCATAATATAACTTTTGATTTATATAACAAATATATAAAAATAGGAACACCAGTGGCGATAAAAACCAAAGAATCAATAATACTTGATACGTATGTTTCAGCTATAAAAATAACTCCTAAGAAATTTTATAAATATACTTGTGGAAATATTAGAATTAAGTTTATAGATAAATTATTAAAAGAAAGGAATAAATAATATGTTAAAAGGACATGTTTTTTCAAAGCAAATATTCAATAGTTCAATATTTGCTCTATTTATAAATACATTTTTGAGTGGAAAAGATGGTGTGAGTAACAATTATAAAAATGGAATGGAAGTTACATATTCAGGAAGAAATATTAGTATTGATACTGGAGCAGTATGCATTCAAGGAAGGTTTTTAGAAGAAGATTCGTTAACACAACTAAGCACTGGAACAGATAATGCATTTTGCAAATTAGTAATTGAAATTGACTTAAATAAGCAAAATACGGAAACTTCATTCGTTCAAGGAGCTTACAAAATAATAAAAAGTACATCAAATTATCCGAATCTAACACAGACTAATATAGTGAAAAATAACGCAGGAATATATCAATATGAATTAGCACGTTTTAAAACAGGAAATTCTGGCATAACAAATTTCGAAGATAAAAGAACATTTTTAGATTTGCAAAGTATACTCAATTTGATGGAGAAAGAGTTTGAAAAGTTCTTAGCTGAATTTCAATCAAAAATAAATTCCGTACAAGATGGAAGCGGATATATTCTAAAAGATGACTATGCAATAATAGAAGGAATAATGAGATTAACAGGAGAGGCAGAAGGAAAGCAGACGTCGTGGGAAATTGATTTTCCGGAGGGATTCAATCAAGAAAATTGCACATGTTTAGCATTTGAAACTAAGATTATAAAGACGAATGGATATGCAAATGGAACAGGTTTTTCTGATGCGATGGGACTTTATTCGGGAGATATACCTAGAAGCATCATTGTTGGAAGATCCAATTCCGACTCTATATCAAAAATATGGTGCCAAGCCTTTAATGTCGGAACAGATACTATAGAAGTAAGATATAGAATTGTTTTGATGAAATATAAAAATCAAGAGCAAGAATCAAAATTGGGTGATGTAAATGGTGATGGAGTTATAAATCAAGCTGATTATGATATGCTACAAAAATTCCTTGTGGGAGAAATTACGTTATTAAAGCAGCAATATATAGCAGCAGATATAAATAAAGATGGAAATGTGACAATGACTGATTTGGTAAAATTAAAAGAAATGATAAATAATGCGTGAGGATATAAAAATGAACAAAATACAAGAAGTTGTTTTGGAACCGAGTAAAATTTACGTCGGTTCTTCTTTTTTATTAAAAGTAAAAAGCATTAATTTTATTAATTACATATTTATTCCACATTATGAGTCTAATTACCATAAAGTTAATTTAATACAAGAAGTAGTTGAAAAATGTAAAATTGAAAATAAAAAGTTTAGAGCAGTAAGAGATGGGGAAGTAATTATTCAATAATATAAAATGAGTAATTAATTAAAGAATCAGAAAGAAGGTATTTATGAATGCAAATAATAATGAAATTATGATATACGAAGATAGAGATGGATTAGAATAAAGAAGTATGAAAATGGCAGATTGGGTAGAAGAATTAGATAATCAAATATTATTAAATAGAAGAAAAATATTGGAAGGAAACGGTAAGATATCTCATAAACAAACGATAAAAAAAGCAGAAAAAGAATTTAGGATTTATCGTGAAAGAGAAATGAAAGAATTACAAAGCGATTTTGATTTAATGATGAAGTCATTACCTAATAATAATTGGAGTGATCATGAATAGTGATGAATCAAAAATAATAACTGAGTTAGTTTCTAGTTTAAAAGGTCCAATAAAAAAACTTGGGCAGCTTCAAGAATAAAAACTAGCATTAGAAAAAGAAAATATTGAATATATAATAAATAATAAAATAAAAAATGAATTAGAAATAGAAAAAGTTTTGGATAATCTTATAAACTTAACTTATTGGTATGGATTAGAAATAAAAGAAAGAGTAGAAAACACATCTTACATATTTTAATAAAACTATTAAATAATTGCTAAAAAAATAACAAAAATAGAGATTTTTTATTAGAAAGTTGCAAGGTGATTATGAAAGTTAAGAATTTATAAAAAAGAGGTGAAATTATGGAAGAAACCATTAATAAAATAGTAGAGAAAAATAGAAAAATATTTGGTGATAGTCCCACCATAGAAAAAATAAATGTAGGATTTACCAATACAATTTATAACGTGAACGATTCTTTTATTGTTAAGGTATGTACTGATATTAGTAATGAAAATAACTTCCAAAAGGAGATAGATTTTTATAAAGCAAATAAAACGAATCATTTAATTCCTAAATTGTATTATCAAAATACAGAAAAATTGGATATACCATATTACTATGAAATACTTGAAAAAGTTAAAGGTATTACACTTTATAATGTATGGCATACATTTACTGAAGAACAAAGAGAAGATATAATTAGGCAATTGTGCAATGCTATGAAACAAATGCATTCTAATATTGGCGAAAAATATGATTGGATTGAATTTAATAAGAAGAGATTTAATTGCTTACTTCAAGACGCAAAAAATAAAAATTTATTAAATGAAGATGAATTTGAAATTGTTAAAGATGCCTATTCTTTATTTGATAAATACTTAGAATCTGATGAATTTGTTTTAATTCATAATGATTTACATTTTGATAATATATTCGTTAATAATGGCAAAATTAAAGTAATTGATTTTGAAAGATCAATGTATGCGCCAAAAGATTTTGAATTACATATTCTTTATTATATGATAAGACAACCATGGAAACATGCAAATGAAGAATGCGAGAAATTTACTGAAGTTGAAGATTATAAAAATATTATGAGGTATATAGGAAAATACTATCCTGAATTAGTTAATACACCTAATCTGTATAAGAGATTAGCTATCTATGATCTTATATATGAATTTTCTCACTTTGTTAAATTTTTTAATTATTATGACGAATCAAAACAAGCAGTAATGACTGCCGCTAAAAGAATAATATAAAAGAAGGTGAATTGCCTGAATAATGAAAATCGACAAAATACGACAATCAACTGGTTGATTACGATTTATTTAAATCCACCAGCAAACACTTATAAATAAAGGCTTTTTTGCTTTTTTATCTTGCAAATTTTTATTAAAAAAGTGGTAAAATTACTAAAAGATGATAAAAATTATAGTGATTTTAATGATGCTTATGACAAGAAATGAAAGTGATTACGACATTGCAATCCCTTTCAAAAACAAAGAGAAAGAAGGTGTTAAATTTGAACAATAAATTAGAA